TTAAACTGTAAAATATATTCAAATATATCAGGCATTTCATATCGATCTGCTTGATCATAAACTCGGACATCACCTTCCGCAAAAATATTTTTTTCTCGCATCATCCAAGCGTCAAATGGATCTCTCCAATTTAAAAGAACACCGTCACAATCTGTTAATATAATACTCATTTTTTCTCCTCTATAATATTAATATAATCATTATTTTATAAATTTAAACCCTTCACATTAAATTTTTATAAAATGTAATATTAATGTAACAGTTAATCCCAATCATTATCATAACATGTTGTCTGACGCATTCTATCACCATAGTATTCTTCAGCATATTTAGATGCATCAGTATAATGATTAATATTGCCATTGTCAGAAGCATATCTATCAAGATGTGAAGTTTCTGTTCTTTTTATTCGTTGATTTCTTTTTACTTTTTTATTAAGCTTTTTACCAACTTTTTTAATTAATTCTAATCTAGTATCTAAATCCATAATGATCTCCCATAATATAAATGAAACAAAGTAATACAATAAATAATATCGTTACATAAGTTTTTTGAAATAGAAGCCAACTTCCCAACAACATGATGAGGAGAAATAATATAGGTCGAGAAGTGGCTTCTAACCATAAAGCTTGTAATATGCTGATTAATACAGGGTACATTACAAACCTTTTGTGACTGTTACACTAGCAATTGTTTCGAATTGGCTAGGATGCTTTTTAATAATATCAGAAAGTTTAATAGCAACTCTTAAACTCATTTCTCTAAGGTTATCTTCTTTTTGTTCAATAAATCTTAGAATTTTATTTTCTTCAGACTTAGTTAAACCTTTAGAAGAAAGTAAACCTTCTTTAATAACTTGTTTAATTCTGATAAAGTAATCTCTACGAGTTTTCATAGCTAAATCTATATAATGTGATCTTGAAACCATTGCTTGCATATGCGGAGCTAGTTTATTTCCTTTTTCAATTATAGCATCAAAATCTAAATTAGTTATAAAAACAATTGTACCTTCAAAAGAAAAGGTTCTTGGAATTATATTTGATTCGCTATCAACCATATCATAATCAGCAAGATATGATACTTTTCTTTTTTCAGTTGAATCAGTTACAGCCTTTAACATAGCTAAAGTTGTATCATCATTGAATATTGAATCGCTATCATCGAATACAATCATTTGGCCTTTTTCTCTGTATTCCCAAAGAGTTCTAAATAGACCAGTTGCTTTTACGTAACCTTTTACAACTGTATGATTTTCTTCTTCAGGATCCCAATTTTCAAGAGCCTCTTCGACTGTAAAAGATTTACCTAGTCCTGCAGGACCAGAAATAATCAAAGATTTAACGTCACCGCTTATAGCAGCTTGTGTCATTAATTTTAAAATAGAAAATCGATTTTTTAATTTTTTATCGATTTCTCTATCGGTTTCGTTTGATCTCGAAGGTATAGTTATCTTTCTCATTATATAATCTCCTGGCTGTTAGGATCAACTGGAATATCATTCCATCTTTTTGGAGCAGTAAATCTTTGTAGATTTAAAATCTCTTTCTCCATATCATCTTCAAGTGCTTCTTGACCATGTTCAAGCGCAATAACAACCTTTAAAACTTCAACAAGAACATCGTCTCTTGTTTGATTTTTTTGTACGCCATCAGTAACGATTTCATTTAATCTATCCATCATTACTTTGTGATCTAAAATGTTATTTAATTTAATCATATATTTTCTCCTCGTTATATTATTAATATAATACTTTTTGAGAAAATGTACACCCCTTAAATGCATTTTTTTGAAATTAATTTAAATATGTATCTTTTATGTTACACGTGACCAAACATTAATTCTTTATTATATTCATCACGCCAGTGGATCATTTTAGTTATCCATTCATCTCGAGTTTCTTTATACATTATCGGATGAAAGTTATCAACGTCCATAACTATTCTTGTATGATTACAAGGCATGCCAGTTCTTTCTTCCCACATAACAGCGTACGCAGAAAGTTGCATAAAGTAATTAGTAATATCTACTTTTTTCTTTGGGCGTTTAGATGTTTTCCAATCTACAATTGTTGGTATGCCGTCCCATTCTACAATAGCATCACAAGTACCAGCAAGTTTTAAATGATCACTATATAATGGACATTCTGTTGCAAATATTTTAGTTACATGTTTATCTATTAAAGGTTTTAAATTTTGTAATGATTGTTTTACGTGAGGCATAAAATCGGAAGTATCTTCATTATTAATATACTTTTCGATAATGTTATGTACAGCAGTTCCACGATTAGCTGCTTGAGTACCAATCTGATTGGCTTTTTCTTCACCGACTCGTTTACGCCATTCTTGTATTTTATCACGATGTACTAAACTAAGTACTGTAGTAACACTAGGGTAATTATTACCATCAAGTGTAACATATCTTCGACCGTCTTTGGCATCGACTCTATCTAGAGTTTCATAGCCCATTTCAATTTTTTCATGTATAAATTTCATATTAAACCTTAATTGTGTTTCCTGCTCCTGAGTTAGCTTTTATTCTTCTAAGTGTATCTTTCCATCCTTCATCAGTTTTTGATAATTGACCACCAACACCCGATACAATTAACGGAGTCGATAAAATTTGTTCTACTCCATCAACTTTTAAAAGATCTTGTAGTTCTGAATACTTACAAAATACATCATAAGTTTCGTTTGTTTTTGTGTTTTTAACTGTGTATGTTGGCACCTTGATATCCTTTCCACCAGTTTGGTGCAGGCCTTTTCCATTCCCATTTAGCAAACGGTTTAGCTGCATGATAATAATTACGATAAGCTTGTACTGCATCGCCTTCTACTTTACAATCAGGAAAATGACTCATAGCTTGCGCAAATTCTGTTAAACCTGTTTTAGATATATTGTTTGGAGGTGCAGCTAATATCATTCCCATTTTTTGCCAAGTGGCATGAGTTTTTTCTCTACGATATCGATATTCAGCTGCCATAGAAGCAAAGTGACCATAATGCCAATTATAGTTATCTAAACTTTCCATTGTCCACGTTGTACATGGATGATATTTGTGTACAGCAAGATAATATAAATTGTCTCTTATATCACCAAATGAATAATAAGTTTGTATAGTTTTACCAGATTTTGATCTTCGTTTTTCTGGTATACCATCTAGCATACGATGAGCTGTACTAAGCATTTGAGCAGATTCAACAATCATTTTAGGTATATGTTTATCGCATAGCATTTCTGCTGCAGTTTTTGGATCTTTGTCAAGTATAAAAATGTTCATAATATATTATATCACATTTTATGTCATAGGTAAATCAGGAAATGCTTCTGTTACGACATTTTTTGATATTCCTTGAAATTTATCTTTATTGACCATTCTAAGAACTACTTTTGCATCTTCTGGATGCACAACTTCTAGTAATCCAATGAATAAACCTTCTCTTTTTAAAGCAGACATTTTATCTCCTGGACCGCCTTTAAAGAAAAATCTAAATTCTGTATTTTTTCTAGTTAAATTAGTCGGAGCATTATGACCTTGAGATGCTTTATATGGAGGTTCACCTGGTGGTAAATTAAATTCTATACCTTCAGAATATGTACCAAGTAATATATCTTTTAATGCCCAATTTTCATTTTCTTTTAAAATTTTTATTTTTTGTTCTTTAGATCTTGCTTTTCCTACTTTTTCAATAATTTCGTAAATTAATAAATTTAATTTATTCACCGGCATTTTCAATTCCTTTCAATTTATTCATGATGGCTACTTTCTCTTCAATTGGCATTTTAATCCAATCAGTAATTTCTTCTTTTGTTCTACCACAACCAACACATATATTATTTACTAATTTACATATTTTCTTACATGGGCTTAGGTAAGTGTTTGGCATGTATTTTACAACCTATGAATTCATTATAATATTCATCACTTAATAATACATCATTTTCAAATTGTAGTTTTGCTTCATAATATGACATTTCACCTTTTGTTCTACATAATTTAAGTATTATTCTTTTGAATGATTTGTCTCCGTGTTTTTCGACAAGTTCATTAAGAATTCCTGAGGAACCAAAGTAACTTCGCCAATCACTTTCGACTCGAGTTCTAACCCTTCTTTTTCTTTTGCTATTTTTTGGTAAGATTTTTGGTTTCCAAAAATTTTTCTTCCCAATATATTTTTTATTTGTCTGCAACTCAGTAATTTCATAAACAAACCCTTGATAATTTTCCGGAGTTTCTTCGAATATTATATCTTTGTAATACCACATGTAAATATATATTACTCATCATACAAGACTTCCTCGTCTTGCATTATGCTTTCGGCTTCAGTTCTCCTTCCGCACATAGGACAATACTCTGGTAATGATTCAGCTTGTACGTAAGTTAATTCACCACACTCATGACATTCTATTTTAAATTCATCACCCATATAATGTCCCTTTATTATTTTCTGGTGCGTGTTCCCAAACTCTTTCTGAAAGTTGTTGTGCTCCTCCAATATACTGTTCTCCGAAAAATACAGCCGGCACTGTATCAATAAAGGGATATTTTAATTTAAATTGAAATTTTGATATATCTTCACCTATTACAATATCTTTATAATCTATTCCATAATACTGTAACATTGATTTAGCTTGTTCACAATGCATACAAAATGGATCTTTACGAGTATAAATTGTAATATTATTCATGCTCACCACCAGGATCTTTTGGATCCAATTTTAGTGTTTTTCCATCAATTACCATAGTTTGCCTTGCTCTTGGATAACTGTGGTAACCTTCTCTTAATTTAAATACAGTTTTATTGATAGATTCTGGATTTTTTTCTGCTTCATTAAAAACAACCGCTGTTATCATAATACCACTAATCAATACAATGTGTGCAATTGCACTTATACCAAATACACCCACACTGCCAATCATAACTGCAAAAATTCCACTCCACATAAATGCTAGTATTAAAAATAACATATGCGCCACTTGTGGGTGTAATTTTCTTAATGGTGAATGTTCTATCGTCATTACACCTTTCCAACCAAATTTGAATATTTCATATATTGCAAATGGTGGGTATGCTTTCCAACTATTCTTCATATTTCACAACCTCCTGCAGTGCAAGCT